TGCTAATAGAGGGCTTTATAGAATTCAGTCTAACACCAGCACAACGGCTCTTGCTAACCCAATTGCTTTTCCTAATGATATAGCAGTTGGTGACACGGTAATGTGTATGCCTTTCAGACATTTCGGTCATACACTTGTTCAGTTTGATGCAGAAGCTACATTTATTGATTCAGCTGGTAACTGTAATGATACTGGTTGGGCAGTGAATATGTTGAGGGTTGATCTCTCTGAGGCTGGTAACGAGTGGGCTATGTTCATGTTTAATCCTGTTTCACTGGCTGTCGGCATTGCTGGCATTGACTACGCATAAGGGGGTAATGAGAGATGGCTAATCCTTTAACATCTTCACAATTTGTAAGGCTTATGGACAAACGCCTTCGTCAGGTTTTTGAAGGCGAATTCAAAGAAATTCCCCCTATGATAAGCCAGCTGTACAACGTCATGAAAGGCGATGCTGCATGGGAAGAGTTCTTTGAAATAGGAAACCTTGGGGATATTCCAGAGTTTAATGGAAAGCTCCAGTACCTTTCAATCAGTCCGGGTTACTATACTAGGATTGAACCGAAGGAGTATGCTGGTGGCCTCCAGTTCGAAAGGAAGCTCCTTGAGGACAAGAAGTATAATGTATTGGATGGTAGGGCACGTCAGTTGACCCAGAGTGCATATAGAACTATGGACAAGATAGCAGTAAGGCCTTTCGCCTATGCTTTCTCCACAGCTTTTGATTTCATGTATTCTGAGGAAGGTGTAGCTCTTTGCAGTGACTCGCATACAACCAAGTCTGGTGTCTCAACGACAACTGGATTTGATAATGCTGGAACATCTGCTCTGAGCAAAACATCTCTTGCTGCTACCAGATTGGCTATGCGTAGGTTTAAGGATGACATTGGAAACAGGATCGTAATTGAGCCTGATACTCTGCTCGTTCCTGACAACCTCTATGACACAGCCATGGAGATAGTTGGTTCTGAGAAAGACCCGACTTCCGCTAACAACACCATCAACATGATGAAGGGGCGTTTTAAAGTGCTTCCTTATCTTCGTTTGGATGATTATGATACCAATAACTGGTTTATGATTGACTCAAGCATGATGAAGAAATACTTGCTCTGGATTAATAGGGTGGCTCCAGATGTCAATAACACAATTGACTTTGAGACTTTTATCTGGAAATATTCAATCTACTTTAGGATTGGATATGGTCATCTGAATTGGAGATGGATATACGGTCATAAGGTAACATAACAAAAATGGGAGGAGTAATGCAAGTGGGAATGAATACCACCTTGGGTAGCACGCCCGTCAGGTGCGGGTTAATGGGAGTTCGAATCTCCTCTCCTCCCAAAAATAATATCCTTGTCACAAGTTCGCTAAGTTCCAGTGCAAATCTGGAAGGCAGGGAAAGGAGATTAAAATGGGTTTAACAAAGTTTCCAAATGGTGTATCTAGTTTTGGTGTTCCTTTTCTTGGTTCTGGTAGTAGTATACCACTCACTACTGGTACATATTTTTTCGTAGATTCTAATACTGGTAGTAATGGAAATGAAGGAACTGATCCTACAAAGCCATTTGCTACTCTTGATTATGCAATAGGTAAGTGTACCGCAGATAAGGGTGATATTATAGTATGTATGCCTAAACATGCGGAGAACCTTGCAACTGCAGGAGCTATCACTTGTGATGTAGCTGGAGTTACTATTGTTGGTCTAGGGTATGGTGGGCAGAGACCTAAGTTTTCATGGACTGCTGCTGCAGCTACTTGGGTAGTAAGTGCAGATGATATCACGTTTAAGAATCTTGCATTTGAGGCTAATTTTGCTGATGTTGCAATAGGATTTGATATCTCTGCAGTAGACTACACTACATTTGAGTTCTGTCATTTTACTGATGCTGGTAGCAATCTTAATTTTATTATAGTGATCGATATAGCTACCGGTCACTCTAATTTGATTGTTGACAACTGCAAGTATTTTGGTATAGACGCTCAGAATGATTCATTTATTAATGGTGTAGCTTGTAGTGGTTTAACGGTATTGGACTCGCAGATTTATATGCCTGTTGCTCAGGCTGCTGCATGTGGACAGATAGCTACTTCAGGAAATGCAACCAATACAACCATTAAGAGATGCGATTTTGTGTCTAATGTTGATGGTGCATTGCATATAGACCTTAATGGAAATGCTAATTCTGGTACTATATCAGAATGTTATTTTAGTTCTGCTGATGAGGCTGGTGCTGTAACTACAGCTATTGATGCAACTGGTTGTCACGTGTTTGAGTGCTACGTTGCTGGTGAGGCTGATTCCTTCGGTCTTGTCGGTGGTGGTACTGTATATAACAACTCGTAA